GTTTGATTCAAATGTATGAAGCCTGAAATATATACAAACAAATAATATCACGGTAACCATACACACATAGAGGCTTTTTAAAACAGTATGTACATTGCTTCCCAGCCACGGGGTTTGTCATAGTGAACTCTCAGAAGGAGTGCTAATAGATTCCTCGGAAGGGTAATATCGTTTCGCGAAATCACACAACCATTCTACGCGCGTCCTATTGAGAATATCAGCGATGTGGACATAATAGTCCGCCTGCAAACAAGCATTAATCAACATATTTTGACGAATCAAGAACGTTTCATCGTCATGCCGTGCATATTCACGCATCTGGCTTTCAATAACTTGGAAAGTGTAAGTACGCATATCCATGTCACCTTTTCGATACATGTAAATGGCCTTATCAATGGATGCTAAATCCAAAGGGGCCAAATACTGATTCAAAAGAGGTTCATATCGAAATTTCCTCTTGCAAAAATTGCAATCATCGATATTTGTGAAAGCTTTGATGTTTGAAACATTCTTGCTGTCATCAGTATAAACCAAATTAATACTGCGACAATAAGCTTGCATGTCTCGCATGTTGAAATACTTACTGCTACCAATAGAGTCATCTCCCATGAAAATCATCGAACAATGATCACGGAAAGTAGCTCCTGGCCGCAGTTTGAACGTCCCTTCCATTGCAGGTGCAAAGAACGCACAACGGTGTAAAATAGCATTGGCAATACTATTAAACAAAAGGGTACAAAATGTACCTGACGGCATTAAGCCATCAAAAACGCACAGTGCTCCGTTGAAAGCAACGTACGAAACCGCGATATCAGAAATGATGCCGTTCATGGCAAGCAAATCATCTTCGCTGTAGCCCAATTCTCGAGCTATCCTGACGCATACTACGCCACAGGCCCTGATGAGCTGACTACTCACGGACTGATCCCAATTCTTGTAATCACCAGCCAAAATATTAGATCTACCAAACCTGGTAACATGATCATACAGTTGGCTCCATTCCTCAGAAAAGGAATTTATACCACCAGCACATTCTGACATGAGCGGC